GAAGAATTTATTGATGAGTTTCTGCAAGAACCGCCGTTGACAGTTAGTTCACCAAAAGGGTGGGCTAGTTACCCTGATTACCCTGATACACCTCCTTTTCAGTCCGTAGAGGTGACACGCAGGTTGGACCTCTTAGGTCGGGTTATGCCAGAAGAGGTAAAAAGCTTGGTTAAAGAACTAAGCGCTTTGCAAAATCAAAGTCACCACTTAGATGCCAATAATGATCTTCGAGCAAACACGCTAAACGCGCTTAATTCGTACGCAAAAAAAGCAAAAAAACGTATAAGTGAATCTCTTGTTATGACCACTGAGGCCAAACAAGATATTATTGACGCAATAGATTATTTTGATACTAAAATGCTGGAATCTGGAAGGCTTGCCAACGAAATGTTGATAGACGCTGTTAATCCCTCTGAAGACGTTCCGTTTAAAAAGGGAAGCGAATGGGCAAGATTTATGATTCAAGACCTGTTACGAAAAGCAGCGGCAGAGGGCGCGGAAGGGTTTACTATGATTACGCCAGATCAGTTGCGCCTGAGTATGAATATCCGTTCAGATTTTAACAATCCAAAAGGCCCCCTGCACAAAAGATGGAAAGGGAATCTTAATTGGTATGGAGAGGTTCTTCCGAACATATTGAAAAAAGAAGCAAAGCGCCTTGGCTTAGAAATACAATCTGGTCTTCCAATAGATAAGGGCAGAATGGTACCATTTGAGTCAGATATCGGTACTACATCCTTAGGGTCTGCTGAGTTAGATCTAATGACTCCAAGACAGAGAGAGCTTAGCCAAATAGACAACGTTGTTATTATGTTAGATGATGAGGCTCGTAAAAAAATTCTTAGCGACATTCCGTCGTTTAAGTTTGGGGGTTTGGTAAATTAAAATGAATCAAGAGGGCCTAAACAATGGCTATTGATAGAATGTTGGATGCTTTTAGTGGCATTCTTGGTGAAGCAGAGGGCGAGGAAGAAATGGGTGTTGAGATTGTAGACCCGTTCTCCATGGAGTCTGCTGACGAAATTTTAGTCATTGAAGATGATGATGGTGGCGTAACTGTTGACTTTGGTGGCTCTGAAACTCTTATGGGGCTAGGCCAAATAAGTTTTGATGCCAACCTGTCTGAGTACATGGAAGACGATGACTTGATGCATTGTGCATCTAAGCTTGTTGCTATGTACGAAGACGATAAATCAAGCCGAAAAGAGTGGGAAGAGTCTTACAAAGAAGGGCTTAATCTCTTGGGTCTTGAGATGGAGGACCGCACTACGCCATGGCCCGGCGCCTGCGGAGTCTTCCACCCTCTGTTGTCTGAGTCTGTTGTTCGGTTTCAGGCTCAAACCATTCAAGAAATATTTCCTGCTCGCGGCCCAGTAAGGGCGCACATCTGGGGTGTTACTACGCCCGAAGTTATTGCACAGGCAGAACGTGTTAAAGAATACATGAACTACCAACTCCTCGAAGTAATGACGGAGTATCGTGCAGAAACAGAAAAGCTTTTGTTTAGCTTGCCGCTTTCCGGCGCTGCATTTAGAAAAATTTATTATGACCCAACCATGGACCGGCCCTGCTCCATGTTTGTGCCAGCAGAAGACTTTGTTATTTCGTATGATGAAAGCTCACTAGACACCGCAGAGCGCTATACGCATGTAATGACCCGAAGCTCGAATCACATTCGTAAACTTCAGGTTAGTGGGTTTTATCGTGATGTTGATCTTGGGGATCCAGAGCACTCGGTAGACGTAATAAAAGACAAGTACGATGAAATATCTGGTGTGTCGTTTTCCGGGCAGGAAGATGATCGCCACCAACTCCTTGAAATGCATGTTGATTACGATCTACCCGGTTTTGAATCGCCGGACGGAATTGCGCTGCCTTATGTAATTACAATTGATAAATCAACGAATAAGATTCTTTCTATTTATCGCAACTGGGACGAAGACGATCCCATGCGAAAGAAGATTCATCATTTCGTTGATTATGGATATGTGCCCGGAATTGGATTCTATAACCTTGGCCTAATCCACATGATTGGTGGGTTGGCAAAATCAGCTACTAGCCTGCTTCGTCAGCTTGTAGATGCGGGTACACTATCAAACCTTCCGGGTGGACTAAAGACTCGGGGTTTACGCATTAAAGGTGATGATACGCCAATTATGCCGGGAGAGTTTAGGGATGTAGATGTGCCCGGTGGTGTCATTCGGGACAACATTACGTTCCTGCCATACAAGGAACCTTCAGGTGTTCTTTACCAACTGCTTGGTAACATTGTAGAAGAAGGTCGCAGATTTGCGTCAATGGCTGACGTAAAGATTGATGACATGCGACAAGATGCGCCGGTAGGGACTACGCTTGCAATTCTTGAGCGAGCCATGAAAGTGCAGTCAGCTATTCAGGCGCGTATTCATGCAAGCCTTAAAAAAGAATTTAAAATTCTTTCGCGAATTATTAAAAAGTACACCTCACCTGCGTACCCATACGAAACAGAAGAGGGTGAGGCAATCAAAGCTGAAGACTTTGATGATCGTGTAGATGTTATTCCGGTGTCAGATCCGAACGCATCTACATTATCTCAACGCATAATGCAGTATCAGGCGGCGTTACAGCTTGCGGCACAGTCTCCAGATTTGTACGACATGCCGCTACTGCACAGGCAAATGATGGAGCTTATTGGCATACCAAATGCAGATAAGATTGTGCCAGATCCTAGCGAGATTCAGCCAGAAGATCCTGTTTCTGAGAATCAAAACATGCTTATACTCAAGCCTATTAAGGCGTTTGAGTATCAGGACCACGCTGCACATATTAGAGTTCACATGGTCCTTAGGAACGATCCGCAGATTTCACAAGAAGCACAAAACTCTCCAATGGGTGGCGCTGTCATGGCATCCATTGACGCACACATTAGGGAGCACCTTGGCTTCCAGTTCCGCGACCAAGTAGAGCA